CGTGGTGAACGGTCACCGCACGCGGCGTCTCGGGCTCCCAGATGATGGTCGCGGCGGGCCGGAACGGGGTGACCAGCGGCGGCCCAGCGGTCTCGTAGGCATAGACGCGGGGGATCGCCTCGGCGTCGTCGACCCCTGGCAGTGGGGTCGAGCCGAGCAACGCCCGGTCCTGACCCTGGCCCTCGCGGCGAGCGAAGTCCCACGCCTGCTCGGGCGTCTGGAGGCGACTCTTGCCGACTGCCTCCTGGGTGATCCGGGTGACGTCGTCGGCGTTGCCACCGTAGTTGAACTTGTTGGAGAAGAAGCCGTCCGCGCCCAACCGCTTCATCGCCTGCGGGCCGAGGCCGGTGGCGGTGACCTGGGCCTCGCGCAGCATCCGCGTGCCCTCATCCGCGACCTGGCGCATGAAACCCTGGGCCTGGGTAATCGACTCGGGCGTCCCAACCGAGACCCGTGTCGCGGCATCGTTGACAGCTGTTGCGGTGACGCGCTCGACGCGCTGTGGCGTGACGACGCGGTACGCCTCGGTCAGGTTGTCGGCCGAGTAGGGCCGCGTCTTGATCTCCTCCAGCTGGCGGACCGCGTCATCGCCCAGGGCCGCCAGGCGACCGGTGCGCACCCCGCCCCGCGCCAGGGTTCCTCGAGCCGCCCCCAAAGCCGCGCCGCCCAGGGTGGCGCGCGCGATGCTCTCGGGCGTCGCCCCTTCTTGCTGGGACTCATGCACCCCGCCGCCGATGCCGCCCGCGATACCGCTCTGGACCGGGCCACCGTTGCTCAGGCTGCGGCCGAGGCTGCCGGCCAGGCCACCCTGCTGCTCACGCGGCATGAGCGCTCGCGACATCGCCTCGTACATCGACTCATGGGTCGTGCGCGCGTCCTTGATCGTGTCCCACAGCCAGTGGTGCATGACGTGGTTGAACGCTTCGTCCGGCACGTCAGCCCCATAGCCCCTGGCCTTCAGCTGGCTGAAGCGCTCCGACAGCTGGTCCTGCAGGTACTCGGGGATGCCGCTGCCAGGCCCCGCCCGCCCGACGTCCTTGACCATCTTGCGGGTGCCCTCGTCGGCAATCGCCTTGGCGTTGGGAACGCCCGTCAGCCACCAGTTGATCTCGTTGCTGTCAACGGTCACACCGTTGCCCATGCCGAGCAACTGCTTGACGAAGGCCGTCTTGTTGGGGCCGATGCCGCGCAGGTTGGTGACGGCCTTGTCGAGCGCGGCCATATCGCCGGTGCGGCCGGCCTCGTTGATCGCGTCGGTGACGGCCGGGATGTCCGCGAACCAGTTGCGGGCGACGGGCTCCTTGTTGACCATCTGGCTGGTCAGGTACGGCTGGGTCATCATCGGCTGGCCGAAGGTGGCCGAGGAGCGGAACTGCTCCAGGGCGTTGAGGGCCTCGGGGGTGGGGTTGCCCGTCTCAAACGAGTCGAGCGCGGCGCGCCCCTGGGGCGTCAGCATCCAGGCGGCGGTGGCGTCCTCGGGCCGCACGTTACGTGCGCCGCCCAGCTGACTGACCGCTGACTCGGGGACGTCCATCACACCCCGCAGCCCTTCCTGGATCCGCTCAGCTGGGCCGGCCTGAGACTGCATGCTCGACAGGGTCAGCAGCCAGGCTTTGGCCACGTCGCGCGTTGTCAGTTCGCCACCCTTCAGCTTCTGCCGCTGCCCGTCCATGAAGGCGACGACACCCTCCAGGTAATTCGGCAGGGAGGGCGAGCCGAGCGCCAGGGCCGCGTCGTCGGCCGTCAGCATCGGCGTGTCCTGCAACCGCTTGAACAGCGACTGCGACTCCGCTGGCGCATCGGCGACGAGGCCAGCGGCAGGCGAGCCGGCGTTGGCCAGGCGAGGCAGCTGCCGCGCGCCGGCCAGAAGACCCTCGGTGGCGGCCGAGAACGGTGCGCCCGTGGGATCGAGCGCCAGGCTGGCGGCGAAGGACCTGCCCCCGCTGGCCAGGCCCGAGGGGGCAGCTGCGCTGGCGGCGATGCCGAAGCCCAGGTTGCCGAGCATCTCGGCGGTCTCGCGGTCGGGGGAGGCCATGCCCTGCTTGTAGAGACTCAGGGGATCCAGGTCGCGGCCCGCGTTGATGGCCGCCTTGCGCTCGTCGTAGCGCGCCTGGGCCTCCAGCATCGCGCCGCGATCACCCTGGGCGTGAGCCCGCCACATATCCTCCAGGGCCACGTTGGCTTCGTCGTCGCGGCGCAGAGCGCCCGACGCACCCTCGATGAAGCGGCCGACGTGCGTGCCTGGGCTGATGGCCTGAGCAACCTCGCCCACCACCCCGAACGGGGCCGCCAGGCGGCCAGGGATCGTCGGCAGGGTGAGCGGCCCCAGCTGGGGGGTGGCGTCTTCCTCGCCGCGCGCCTGCCGCTGGACGGTCTCCGAGGTGTAGCGCCGGGCCTTCTCGACCGGGTCCATGTACGGGTTGAGGAAGCCACCGATGTCACCGCCGACCTGGGCAGCTGCGTCGATGTAGGGGTTGCTGCGGCTCGCGTTCAGCTTGGCCGTCTGCTCGTCCAGCCAGGCGCGGCCTCGGGCAGCCGTCTCGCTCGACTCGCGCGCCAGCTTCTCCCAGGGGTCCTCGACCACCGTCTTGACCGCATCCCGCGCTCGGTCGATGAGGCTCGACGACTGGGAGGGAGTGGCCTTGGGGCGGTCGCCGCCGAGGATCGTGCTGATGTAGCGCTGGCTCTCCTCGTAGGGGGTGCCGGCGTTGTACTGGGCGACCGCGCCGCCGCCCCCGTTGTAGGCCACCAGGGCCTTGGCGTAGTCCCCGTCGTAGTTCTTGAGGTGGGACTTCATCAGGTTCGCGGCGTAATCCAGGCTGGCGTAGGGATCGCTCGGGTCGACGCCAGGGTGGTACTTGGGGACGATCTGGGCGATGCCGCGCGCGCCAGCTGACGAGCCGGCGTTGGGGTTGAAGCCAGACTCCTGCTGGATCTGCCGCTCAAAGATGTCGGGGTCGATACCCGCCTTGGCTGCCGCCGAACGGGCGTAGACATGGAGGTCGTCGCCCCGCTGGGCCGAGGGGACCGACGCCGAGCCGTTGGCCTGGGTCGCGCCCTGGCCGAGGCCGCCCATCAGGCTGGACAGCACCGACTGGGCGTCGTAGCCAATGCCCAGGCCGCCCTCGGCTCCGACCCCGTTGCTGATGCCGTGGCCGATGCCGAGGTGCAGGTGGGTCTCCCCCTTGCCGTCCTTCCAGGCATTGCCGCTGTTGCCGACCGCGCCGATCTGGGTGCCCGCCTCGACCCGCTGGCCAGGCTTCAGGCCCGGCGGCTGGTCGAAGTGGGCGTAGTAGTAATCGAGGCCGTCGTCACCCTTGATCATGACCCCGTTGCCGCCGACCGTGTGCGAGCCGTTGTCGGTGTAGACGTCGGTCACGACACCGTTCTGCATGCTCAGCACGGGCGTGCCGCGCGGGGCCATCAGGTCGGAGCCACCCTTGAGGTGGTAGGTCTGGTCCGGTTTGTTCGTCGGCGCGCCGGCCAGCGGGAAGACCTGGCCGCTCTGGTTCGGGGCGTTGCTGATGTACGTCCCGGGCGTCTGCATCGGCGGCGACGGATCGTGCTGGCCGACCTGGCCGAGGGGCGACTCGCTGACTGCGGTGCCCAGGTTGCTGAAGCCGCGCCCGATCACGTCGGACAGCTGGCGCATCTTGTCGCCCGCGTCGTCGAGCGCGGGCGCAGCTGCCGGGGCCTGAGAAGACAACCGACCCAGTGGAGCCATGGCGGCATCCAGCTGGGCCTGCTGCGACTGCACGCCGGGGGTACCTGCCCCGCCGCCGAAGTCTGACGGCATCGTCGGGCTCGGCAGCGGATTCGTCAAGGAGTCGCTGCCGGTCGGTGCAGCTGGGGCAGCTGGCGCGGTGCTGATCCGGCTGAGCGGGGCCATCGCGGCCTCCAGCTGCTGCCGCTGTTGATCGACCCCCGTGCCGAGCGCCGAGGCCGCGCCGCCGACCGCCTCACCCGTGGCCGCTGCCGCGCCGCCGGCCGCATCGCCCACCGTGCCCGCGAAGCCGCCGACCGCACCCTGGATGTCCGCGATCTTCGCCTGGGCCGACTGCATGAAGCTGAACGCGCCCATGCGCTCGTCAGCCTTACGCTTGAATTCGTCCTGCTGGTAGTCGCGGTACGTCTGTTCGTCGACGTCGGGCAGCATCGTCATGGCTTGGCCTTCGGGATCGGGGTCGGGTGGCAGACCTCACACACCAGTTCGCCCCAGGCGCGCCTGGTCCAGATGGCCTGGGGGCAGGGCCCGTTGCCGGCGCAGGTTCGCTTGGGCGGTGGGGGCGGGGGCGTTACCGAAGTCGCCATGTCCCCGCTCCTGGCGCGTTGGCCGCGTACTTGGGCAGCCCCTGGTTCATCAGCGCCGTGACGTCGTCCTTGTGCCAGCCCTGGGCCTCGTATTGGCCGAGCAGCATCTGCTGCTGCGAGGGAGCCATGTTGTTCCAGGACTGGGCGGCGATCTGGTTTGGCGCGGGCAGGTTGCCCATGGTGTTGGTCCCGCCGCCCTGGGCCTGGTACGCCTGCTGAACCTGCTGGCCGTTGGCGTCCAGCTGCGGCTGCTGCACGCCTGGCGACTGCCCCTGCCACTGTTGGCCGTAGCCCTGCTGACCGTAGCCGGCGACGTCGGCCTGCATCGTGTTCAGGTTGGCCGCCTGGGGCTGGTAGCCCGTGGTTGCGCCGCCGCCGGGGGTGTACTGACCCATGGCCGCCGCGACCAGGTCGCGCATGCCACCAGGCGTCGAGCCGAGCACCTGCTGGTACTTGGCCCAGTCAGCTGGGCCGCGCAGCTGGGAGAGCAGGTTCAGGTAGTTCTGGGCGGTGGTCTGCCGATTCTGCGACTGCTGCTCGGCAAACTTCTGCTCCTCGATCCCCTGGGTCCACTGCTGGTTCTGGCCCGCCAGCGTCTGCTGGCCCTGGGCGGGCGCGGTCCCCGGGGCGTAGTACTGCCCATACTGCCCGGCGGTCTGGTACTGCTGCGCCCACTGCTGCTGGTTGCCTGCCAGGGTCTGCTGGCCCTGGGTCGGGGAGCCCCAGGTGCCGAACGTGTCCGCGAAGTACTGCTGGCTGGGCATCGTGTACGCGTCTTCGTACATGCCCGTGAGCCCAGCCTTGTCGACGGTTTCTTTCCAAGCCTGCTGGGCTTTGCGGAAGGCGAGGTCCTCCCGCTGGTACTGCAGCATGCCCTCGCCGTACGCCTTGTCGGCGGCCTGCTTGGCAGAATTGATGACGTTCTGGTGGTAGTTCTGGTTGTAGCCAGCGCTCGTATCGAATGACACGGCTTACGGCCCTCCTGGCGGCAGCATGGGCGGCAACGACATCCCTGGCGGCCCTGGTGGCGGCGGGCCTGGTGGCATACCTGGCGGTAGTCCTGGTGGTCCTGGCGGCGGGCCAGGCATCATCGGCGGCGGTCCTGGCGGCCCTCCTGGTGGCGGGCCTTGCGGCATCGGGGCGAGGGCTTCGATAGAGTCGGGGTTCTCCGGCTCGACCGGGGCCAGGTCAGGGAAGGCGTGGACCACGGCCTTGTAGACGTGGGCGAAACCCTCGGGGCCCAGGCGGGCCAGTTCCTTGGCGCGGCCAGCGGCGTTGGGTGAGCCGTCCGCGTTGAACAGCAGCCGCTTGTAGACCTCCAGCTTCTGCTGCTCGGTCAGCGGCGCGGCAAACGGGGACTGGGCCGGCGCAAGGGCGAGGGCCACCTTGCTGGCCGTCTCGTCGATCCAGATCGCCAGGTCGTTGGCGACGTCGTCGAACATCGTCGAGCGCGGCATCAGTCCAGCCCGGGCATCTCGCCCTGGTCAGCCAGCCATTCGACCTGGTTGCGCAGGACGCGGCGGGCGCGGTTCAGGTCGGCGTCGCCCAGCCAGTTGACCTTCCGCTCCAGGTACTCGTCGAGGGCGGTCGCCTCGCGCAGCGTCAGCAGGACAACCTGGCGGCCCTCGCGTTCGAAGGTGCCAACCGGGTTGCGCACGCGGTGCTTCATCGCGGCGACCAGGGCAGCACCAGGGTCTGGATCGGCTCCAGGTCCTCCTGGGGAACGAAGAAGGCCGGGTTGCGGAGGGGCTTGTTCCGCAGGATGGTCGTCCAGTACTTCTGGACCTGGGCATCGCGGCCCATGATCCAGCCGCGAATCATGAAGCGTGGGCCGAGGCCGGTGACCAGGATGAACGGGTCGTCGGCGGCGTCGCCGTCCGCATGGCGGTGGACGATCAGGTGGCCGTCGCGGCGCGGGGTCCCGCGCACCTGCGCGCCCGCCACATCTTTGGCGCGGTAGTCCCCGAGGGCTCCCGACCAGTAGACGTTGTAGTGCTTGGCGACGACCTTCTCCGCGAGCGCGCCGTGCAGGTTGAACCCCAGCTGGTTCTCCTCGGGAGCCTCGTAGGTGTTGCGCACGGCGGCGTAGACGTTGTCGACCTGGCGGGTCGCCCCCACCATGTACGCCTGGAGCATCTCGCTCTTGGTCATGACGACCTGGACGCCCGCGTCCAGGTCGAGGCGCGACTGGGTCGTGGTCACATCGGCATCCCAGCGGGCGGCGTCGGCACCACCGGCGTCCCAGGCACCCCGCCCGGCGGCATCCCGCCCCCGCCCCCACCAGGTGGCGGTGGGGCCATGGGCAGGCCCTGTCCAGGCGACGGCACCGGATTACCCGGCATGCCCCCAGGACCCGCGACCGGGGGCGCACCTGGCGTCCCACCCATGACCCCGGACGCCCCCGCCCCAGCCATGGCTTCCGGGGAGGGCATCCCCGCCTGCTGCATGCGCTGGGAGCGGATCGTGGCGACCTTCTGGAAGATCACGTTCTTCAGTTCGGTCTGGACCTCCTGGCTGTTCTTCAGGTCGTGCAACAGCCAGGACTTCTCGACCTCGTCGGGGTTGGAGCCCGACTCCTCGACCGCGTCCTCGTACGTGATCAGCTTCAGCTGCATCTTTTCGCCGATGGCGCGGGTGGCGATGATCTCGGTGCTCGGCGTGCTGGGGGCGAGGTGCTCCGCGTACCGATGGACGCCCTTGAGGTCCTCGGGGCCGACGCCCAACCAGGCCGCCTTGACCTGGCCGCCGATGGTCTTCTTGCCCCGCTTGGCTTCCATCTCGCCCCAGGCGTAGACCTTCTCGCCAATGCGCCGCTCGATCAGCCAGGACTCAAACCCGATCCGCTCGCCCAGGGCGACCTCGGCATTTTTGACGATGGGATCCCAGCTGAGGCGGGCCAGATAGGCCGCCTGGTTGATGGCGTAGCCCGACTGGTCCGAGGCAACCATTCCCTGGACAACACTTGGCAACACCAATTCCAACATCCCGCGAATCGCGTCGATCAGCTGGGCGGAATCCGCGCCGCTGCGGGGCTGGTCAATCGGGTTGATGTCGAAGGGAAATATCTTGCCGGGCTCGACGGTGCTGGCCTTGCCGCCCTCGCGGCCGTCATTGCCGTAGGGCATCGCGGGCAGCCCTGGAATCACGCCCGGCGGGGTGGTCTTCTTGAACGCGGGGTAGGCCGGCATATAGGCCGCCTGACCCTGCATCGTCAGCAGCGAATCGAGCAGCGG